CATGAATCCCACTACTAGTACCTAAAACTAAACTAGTTGTTCCAGCTGGTTTAACACAAGTAGCCCTTGCCGCTTGGTTTATATTTATTTTATTAGCATAAAAAGCATTTGTGCTCTTAACAGTCTCTGCGGCTTTGTTGAAGCTTAAACCTAAAACATTTTTATCAGCTATACCCGTCATAGATACGCCGATTAACGCATCTTTTTCTGTAGTCCTTTGCCATATATCCCTTAGATAATGAAAGTCTGTATAACCAGCTTGTAACGTTCCTAAGAATGCCGCAGCAGAACTACAGTTATCAAAGTCCTCTTGATCTTTAATTGTAGACATGTTAATCTCAGTCAAATTACAAAACTGATATGGTCTTAAAGCTATTTCGCAACATGGATTTGTACCCCAGGTTTTATCGTTGGTTAAGTATATACCAGGTTCACCAGATCCAGATGCTTCTACTCTTTCCATTAGATTAAAGAAGGTCTCTTTATCGATCTTGTGTCTTAATAATGATACTGAATTATTAGCTCGACCTCTCTGTGGGTTTGTTTCCCACCAAGCTCCAACCTTAGCGCTAAGCATTGCTTCTGAGTTTAAATCAAACAACGAGATCATAGCTGCTCTTCTTATACCACCAGCTAAAACAGCATCAGCTATATGACACATTATATCGTGGCACTCTATATCTGTTAATTGATGTCGATCTTTTTTCTGTCTAAGTATGGCTTCAATTTGAACTAAGCACAACCTAAGTGGCTCAGGTCCAGGAGCTTTACCTCCAGCTGTTACTAACGCAGCACCTTTTTCTCTAATATCAGATAGATCAAATGTTATATGCGATGTTAGCTTTCCGGTGTAGGACTTAAATAACGTTTTAATAGCGTCAGCCCAACCCATTATGCTATCCTGTACTATGTATCTCTTGTGTCTATTGTAGTTAGGTTTACGTATCTCAGGTAGTTTTTCTATATTGTGATTTTGCACAGAATAGCCAACACCTGTTCCACCTAATAATAAAAACATAGCTTCACTAAAAGAGTGTATACTATCAACAGGCATAAATGCACAATTGTATATTCTAGAGTTATTTAGCTCTATTGCTTTACCACCAAACTGTAACGATCTCATCGAAGGTAATACTTTCTTAGGTATTACGTATTTAACATATAGTTCCTCAATGTTATCTTTTAAGTTTGGATATTTTTTTATGTGCATATCCTTGTTCCTGGTAACTAGCTCTAACCATGTCTCTCTACGGTTTTCATCTTTTAAATAACGCGCATACTTATTGTGCACAGTTATATCACTTAACAACTTTTTATCCTTCGTCATTGTTTTCTTCTTCGTTATTTATTCTCATTATTTCTAAAGCCAAATCTACAAATGGCAAATAAAATACATGTGTTACCTTATTAAAGGTTTCACTTTCGTGTTCGTATGTTCTAAATCCGAACAACATACCAGGATATAGCCCGATACTTAAACTCCAGTCTGTTCTCATATTCCGTTTTTTTCTTGTTGTTTTATTAAATCTTTATACTTTACACAGCCAAATCGCTGCAATCTCCATTTTATCCATTTGTCAACTTGACGTTCACCATATTTTATTCGTGCTAGTCTTTTTTGTTGTGCGGTTACGATCTTATTATTCCTTTTCATTCTTTAATTGTAGTATTAATTCAATTGCTACGTCACACTCGCGTTGACACTGTGGCTTTAGAAGCAACCTACCAGGATCATTATTCTGAACCCAATGTTTAAATAACTTGTATCTAATAGGGAAGCTATCATTTGCTCTACCTTTTGTTTCACATGTCCAACCAACGCCTTCAAAATCTGGTGTGTATTTAATGCCAAGTATTTTTTTGTTTCCTCGGTCTTTAAAGTCACCCTTACCATTAGCTTGTCTTTCTATAGCGCAACTACTAAACTCAAATGACTCTAACAGTTGGTATGTTCTTGGCTCATATTCAAATTTTATCTTAGCTTTTTTAAGCGCTCGATACATATATTTTTCTAAACCAGAGGCAAAAGTCACCCCGTCATAGGTAACTTTGTTACTTCTGACAGGGCCTCTTTTTTTTCTTGATCGATTCTTCATTACTCGGCAACCATTCGTAGTGCAGCATCTTGTATAGCATCGTTTAGACAATGTTTTGCAGATTCAAGGTATAATAAAGCATCCATTAATTCTTCTTGTACATCGATGATGAAGTCTTTTAAATCTTTTTCACCATTTTCTATCTCTTTCATCATGGTTCCGCCATATTTGTCGTTACCCATAACGCTTCTGTTATCTATTTTCTCAATAACATCTAGCACTATTTGATCTCGTGTTCTTGTTACGTAATTTCTCATGTTAATCTTTCTATTTCTTTAGTGTAAAACTCTATTTTCTCAAACTCTCTACTCATATTATCTTTTTTACCAAGACGTAGCTGATATTTCAAAGCGTTGCCTTTCAAAAAACCTATAAATTCATCTTTAGTTAAAGCAGCCTCAATAACGTCGATAGCTTGTGTACCTTTATATAACTCGTAGTGAGTACTTTTTGGATCTCGTATAGCCATTAATCCTTAACAAATGTTCCGTTTATCATGCTACCAGTTCTGTTTGCTATAGTGTTGTATGCAGAGTCAATACAACGTTCTATTGTTGTACCACCTAGATGTGCTAAATTGGTTAATACTACAACCATATCACCTATAGCATCTACAAACTCATCATCGTCGTGTTTTAATATAGCTCTAGCTAATTCACCACTTTCTTCTATTAACTTGACATACTGTGTCTTTAAATCACCAGAGTCATAAAGCCCTCGTTCTTGAGCCCAATTTCTTATACGCTCAAATATTATACTGTGGTTTGATGGACTGTAGGCTTGTGGATAAGTATCTTCTGTTAAGAAAACATAGTTATAAGCTTTGTTGTAGATATAACATCTATTTGGGTTATACATAGATGTCTTGGCGTTAGCTACTATCCAAGGTATTGTTTCACTGTTAATCTCAAATTCACCGTGGTCTGTTTCCCAAGTCAAACCTTTATTATCCATAAGCCTACCTTTTAACTTGTTAACTGGACATGGAAAGGTTGATGTTTGTTCTGTTGCGTTTATTTTCATATTATTATTATTATTATTTGGTTTTTGGTTTTTGTACAATTGGTTATATGGTTTACTATCAACATTATAGCCATAAGACTGTTGAAGTTCTAACTCTAAGTCTGATACTAAATCTATATCATCTGACTCGAGTAGAACTTCATATTCTCCTGGAGCATAACCTTGTTGCTCCGTAACTCTCTTATAAAGATCACGTGTTACTCCGATCTTTTTATTAAAAATGTGGTATATTTTATATTTCAAATCTTATCATTATATAAGTGTAAATTATGTGCGTGGTGGTAGTACCACCCGGTGTCCATAGACAGTTCGTCTGCAACTAACTGCTGCAATGATGCAAATTGGTATTGGTCATTGCAGAAACCATACCAGAGGTCATTAGATCGCATATAGACAGACATACACAGCTCATTGTTTATTATCGTAAATTGTATCGCATAAGTACATGGCGTGTCGTTATCATATTTGTCTATTTCTTTGCCATCATATATACTTATCGCAGCCTGTCTTGTTTTTGGATTTTCTTTTAAAAGATTAATTACTTTTTCAAGTTGATCACCTCTTAGCCATTGGTACCCATAGTTAGAATTAACATCACCATACTTATCAGCCATACGTTTCCATATTTTAGGGACTTTACCGTATATATATCCTAACTTGCTTATATTAGGATCGCCAGATAAGTACCATTGCCATTCAGCATAAGCGTAGTGTAATTTCCATTTACGTTCTATATTTGTTATAGACTTCATGCCTGGATTAGTAATATAAAAGCCAACATTAAATAGCGCTCTCGTGTTATCAAACTCAATACCTTCAACTAATATCTTATCGTAAAAGTATTCATATGCTTCGTTAGCATTCTCAAATTTAGTCCTCATCTTTTATTTCTCTTTTATTATAGTAATAAACTCTGTATTCTGCTGCCTTTTTTTGTGCAGTTTTGTAATTATATTTCTCTGGAGACGTTGCAATAAGCTTTCTATTAGGGAACCTACCTGTTTCTATATCAACATAGTATTTCTTTTCCCTCCAAGTAACTTGTCTTACTGTTATGGTAATATTATTGTTAACACACCATTTATTTGCTTCCATCTCATACTCAGTCATAGCATAGCCTTCTGGTACTTTTTTTATTCCCACGGCAAGTCATTAGATTTTATAGATATTTCAGGTATAAACCTTCCAGAGGCTGGATCCCAAGTAAACAAAGCCTCAGCACCGTTCTCTCCAAGGTTTTGAAACTTAACCTTAAGAACTTTAACTTTAGTTGTACCAGCTTCATAATCCCTGTGTACCAGTAACCCGTGATAACTAGCGTCGTACCATTCACCACCACCTTTAATGTTATACATAGTTGGTTCTTCAATTTTACCATCACTACCTTTATACATCTTAGTTGGATGCGCTACTATAAAAACTAAGCAGTCATACTTTTTTGCAAACATCTCTATCTTCATTAAGTAATCCATCGTGTAACGATTTACATCGTCAGTCTTAGCATTTATATCTCGCACTTTGTTGTATGGATCAATTACTAAGCATTTGATACCTTTACGCTTAACTAATTCTGCACCTTTACGTAACACTGAGTCTAAATCATATTTATCCATATCTATGAAGAAAAAATGATCGTTAACGTGTTCAGCTACTTCGTTCCATTTTGCACCACCTATATCACCCACATTTGGCATATCACCCCATACTTTACGCATTAGTTTATGTGCGTGCAAATACGTTGGTTGATTCTCCGGTGAGGCAAACGCTGTTTTCCAACCATAGTTTTGGTTATAACCAACAACCATTTGATCAACAAAGTCTGACTTGCCAGAGCTAGGAATACCCGTTACTGTTATAAACTGTTTAGTGTATGTTGAAAATATATCATCAAAATTAGATAGACCAACTTGAAAACCTGGCTTAAAGCCATTCTTAACAAAGTCTGTTATATCGTTCTCAATATCTTTGAACGTTGTTACGTTTTCTAGTGGATATGGTCTAGCTTTTGCTATTGATTCTGATAAGCTTTCCGCACCGTATTTAATTAAATACTCATTAGCATCTTTACAATCATCAAAGTCAACTATGAAACAGATCTCAGCACCTAACCTACGGACAAGCTCTTGTTGTAGCATTTGACCCGGTTCGTCTTTATCAACCGCTAACAGTATTCTTTCTTTATCTTCGAAGTAATCTATACAGTTGTCTAAGTAATCTAAATTGTTGTTATTTAATGTTGCACCGTTTGGTACCGATATTACATTCTTAACACCAGCTTCATGAAGTGCTAACACATCCATCTCGCCTTCGGTTATAATACAGCTATCATAACCTATTATGCTATTTATATTGTAAAATACTTTTTCAGCACCCTTGTATAACTTAAAGTTTTTACGACCATCTCTGTATTTAACATTGATAAGTTGATCACCCATCATATAGTTAAATTGTATGGTGTTTTCTACTTTACCAGTTTGAGGCATATATTCAGCACCTTGACCAACGTGTAGTTCGTTTAATGTCTTTTGAGATATTCCTCTAGACTCGAACCATTCCGAAACTTTATCTGT